TATAAACCCACCATCTAAGGGATCATTCATCCCTGTTTGAAGCATATTGTTATTACTTCTTAAATTGGTATCAGTCATTCTATTACTATCACCAGTAACCACTGACTGACTGGTTGTTGCTGCCTCACCAGAATCCATTCCCTCACTTATAAGTTTTTCTGTTGACTGGTTTTGTGCTGCTGCTAAGTTCTCTGCCTCTTTATCTTTATTCAACATCTTACCTATACCGTAAGTTGCTAATACACCACCACCAAGAATAAGACCACCTTTGAGTAATCCTGCACCAGGAATCATCTTCAACAACTTACCCAATTTCAACTTAGCAAGTGCTGCTAATAATTTAGGAACTAATGCTACCAGTTTTACAGTAAAACCTGCTACTATCTTTACTAATCCAGCAGCTAGACTAGTAAATCCTGTTCCAAATAATAATACTGCTGCCGTTAAAGCAGGCCACCAATCTTCAATGAACCTAACAAAACTTGCAATCTTTCCTTGATTATCAGGATTACTAAACCAATCTAAGAAATTCAGTAAAAATTTTCCAAACAATAAAGTCTTTATAAAATTAAAAATTTTCTCAAATAAACCCATGACAGGTTGAACAAATTTATTTCCTATCTTTGCAAGCACACCTGGTTTACTTTCTAATCCTTTCTCTTGCTTATCTCTATCTGCTTTTTCACGAGCAATCCGCATCCTTTCAGCAGTATCTTCATCAAAATCTTGTTGCCTAATTAAAGTATCTCTAATTGAATCAGTAGTAGCAGCAATTGCTTGAAGAGATTCTAACAAAGGACTATTAACTTTCTCTTGCTGATTATCCTTTCGTAAATTACTTATCCTCTTTAATAAAGAAATTTTCTTTTCATTGACTAAGGTTTTACTACGAGTGTCTCTTAAAATACGTGCTAACTTACCTACATCACTTTCCTGAGCAACAATATTTCCTAATGAACTTCCTTTTTTAAATGATTCACCACTTATAGTTGATTTCTTAGCCCTAAATCCCCCAAACTTTCCTTCTTCTCTTTGAAAGAAAGAAGATGCATTTATTAATTGTCTGCGAGACTCAGCCATGCGATTGTTGTTTTTGTTTTAATTCTTCTTCTTCAAGATGCTGTCGAAGAAGACCTACGTAGATGTCTCGTTCCCAAGGCATCATGTTTTCAATCTCTGTTAAGCTATATTTATGGTACTGCATCAAGGCAAAATTTAACCTGAAATAAGATTCCAGATTCATATATGCCATGCTTAGGCGAAAAAAGACGCTAATCCCTCAAGCACTACTTCACTTTCAACCTTCGTCTTAGGATTTTTAACTTTAATAGTATGAGATAATTTAGGCATAGTCTCAAAGAACTTTTCAATATCCTTGAACTGAGATGAGTTCATGGATTCAAGAAACTCTTTCACTTCTTTTTTGGTACAATCTGCTGTTGCCCACACTTCATCTTCACTATAAATTTTATCAATACAACTACCAATAAGATCAAAGGATTGCTCCATTTGATTTGCATCATTGAAATCAAAATTGTTTTTAATAAACTGTTCAAGTGATGGATACTTCATTTCCATCATTAAGTTATCATCTAATTTAAGTTGTTTATTATGCCCCTCACTTTTCTGAACTTTAACTTCATCCAAATCAATAGTGATAGGGACTTCTGTTTTTTCATCATCAGGACAAATAACTTTCACTTCCAACTCTTCACCGACAGACTTACCTCTAATGTTGAGGAACAAGTATTCAATATCAAATGTAGGAAGGGTTTCTACCTTCACACTCTTAGTAAGAACACAACTTTTAAGAACGGATTTAATCGCATTCGTAATTTGTTTAGTGTCCTCTGTTTCTAATGCAAGAACTAAAAGTTTTTCTTCCTTGACAAGAAATGGTCTATATCTAACAGTCTGTTCTGTCGATGGTAACTCCAATTCATACGTTGGAGTTGCAATTTTTGGTAAAGGCATAATGTCCTAAGTACAATTCAGTATTATTATTTAGCGAGTATTTATAAACCTCTAAGTACTCTCCCCGCTATTCCTCCTACTACATCTCCTGCAAAATCACTTCCCGTTGCATTATCTACAACAGCATTAACTAAGTTAGCAGCCATTCCAGTAAATCCACCTGCATTAAATTGGGACTGAGTGAAAGGATTAAATATATTTCCAATACTCTTGGATAATGATGGTGACCACTCCCAATTTCCCTGATTAACAACATACCTAATATAGGTCATCGCAACAGTGCATTTTAATACATCAGATCCATCATAAGAAACAGGCATTGAAGTTATGGATACTGGATAACTCTTCACAAAGTTATATGTTAACCCAGTATATTTCAAATCTCTTTCAAATTTTCTAACTTGTAATCCTTGTTGAGAAGTATATCCTCTATCACCATCAGGATATCTCATTCTATAAAAATAATTATTAGTCTTCAAATCCTCAGGAGCAGCCTGATCACCAACTCCATTACTAATATACTCAATCCATCTCTCAAAGAATTTGATAGGAGTGTAATCACTTGAATCTACATAGAAAGTGAAATTGGTTTCCTCCTGAAAGATTCTTCTATATGCACGTCTCTCCGTAACACCATGAAAATCATTAGTTATCTCGGTTGTTGCCAGAGAAGAACCAGGAAGATCCACTTCTGAGCATAATAAATTTAAATCTCTTTCTCTAATACCCAACCAACTTGAAAGTCCAGAAGGAATTCCAATCTTCACCTCAAAGAAAGAGGTTAGTGATGGTTTAAGTAGAGTAGACTTGATTGTTGCTATTGAAGTCTTGGTTCCCATTTATAAATAATTTTTACCTTATATAATATATATGGCTGAAAGTAAGAAAAGTATTTACAAACCTAGATTTCCTAAGAAATATAAGGGTGATATATCTAATATCATATGCCGTAGTAGTTGGGAAAATAAATTTTGTAGTTGGTGTGACCTGAATGAAAATATTATAGAGTGGGGAAGTGAAGAGTTTTGGATACCATACCGTGCTCCTGATGGTAAGACTCGTCGTTACTATCCAGACTTTATTATCAAGGTGAAAGAAAACAATGGTCAAATTAAAACCTATGTAATCGAAGTTAAACCTGCCAAACAAACACGACCACCTAAACCAAGAAAAAAAGTGACTCAATCATATATCTACGAATGTAAAACCTATGCAACTAACCAAGCAAAATGGAAAGCAGCAGATGAATGGTGTAAAGATAAGAGAGTTGAATTTAAAATCATCACAGAAAAAGAATTAGGTATCCATCATGGTAGATAGTTTTGATTTTAATGCCGCAAAAGAAGCAGAAGATAATCGTGTCAGACAATTTCTTAGTGGACTTAACAATAGAACCAATGATCCAGAAGAAATGATGTTAGAAATCATGGAAGCTCTTAATGATACGGTGGAACCTATACCTGAGGTAGGAAAGTTCTACACCTTTGTATATAATGCCAAGACTCCTGATATAACATACGATCAACACCCTCTGATTGCTTGTACAGACCTACAATCATGGGGATTCCGTGGTCTTAACTTCCATTGGCAGAAATATAGGAATTATACGTGGGAAGAACTAGCAGGACAACTGTATGTGGTGCAATGGAATGAACTTGATGACCTACTTGCAATACCTTATGCAAAATTCCTCCTAAATAACTAAAAATAATATTCTAATGACAGCCCAAGCAGGATATTATGGCAGTGATGCCGTAAAAAATAGATTTCTGGCCATCCCGTCGGGTAAAGGTAAGAATGAGAAATATTTTATGCAAGTGAAGCAAGACGAACCAAATAAAGGAAGAATGCAGGTATGGAATGAAGAGTTTGGTCAGGATAGGATGGTAGGATTCCTTGATCCTGATACAAATGTCTTCACTCCTGATAGAACTTTCACAAAAGGTGCTAGACAATTTGAAGAAGATTTTTTTACTACACCAGAAGGAAAAAAACTAATCAGACAGCAAGCAAAAAATACAGTAGTAAAAAGTAAAATAGAAGATGGAGAGAATATTACAGAAGCACAAAAAGAGGCAAATAAGTTAGCAAAAAATAATGAAAAACAAGATAATGCAACCAAAGACTTTATTAGTGGTGAAGCAAAGAAAGCAACCCAAGCAAAAGTAGGAACAAGAAAAGACTTTGGTACATTTGCTTATCCCCTTACTCTAAGAAAAACTGATCAAGATGTAATTAAGTTTACAATATTAGAATACAAACCAAGAGGATTTAAAGCAAAGGAAGGGAGTCTTGATTTCTTTGACGAAAGAAATGTGGTAAAAGATAGGAGAATAGCAGGAAACATCGTCCTCCCTATTCCTGGTGTTGTTACTGATGCTAATGCTTGTGAGTGGGGTGAGGATAGTATGACTGCTCTTGATGCTGCCCTTGCAAACATAGGATTAGAATTTCTTACTGGTGATGTTAGTGGTGCTCTCAAAAATACAGGAAGTGCCATACAAAAGAATAAAGAAGATATAAAAACAGCCCTAAGCACCGCAGTTGTTAGTGCAGCAACAGGATCTAAGGGACAATCACTTCTTACAAGGGCAACTGGAAATATAATGAATCCTAATATGGAATTGTTATTTAAAAAACCTGCTCTCAGACCATTCAACTTTACGTTTAAACTAGCTCCTCGTAGCAGAGAAGAAGGAGAAGAAGTAATCCAAATTATTAGGTCTTTTAAACAAGCAATGGCTCCAATTAAAAGTGCTTCATATCTATTTCTTAAAAGTCCATATACCTTTCGTTTACAATATCTTCATAGAGGATCACCTCACCCTGCCTTGAATCTATTTAAAGAATGTGCTCTTCAAACTTTAAC